TGTAGTTATCTTTCTGTCCAGTTCTAGTTTTCTTGTGGAAAATAATATCTCCTGGGTTGTCTAAAATTCCATCCCCAGTTGGGTTTCCATTATCATCGAAGGCACCAAAGTTATCGGTGACATCATAAACAGGATCCCAATAGTAGGGTTCGTATGGTTTAGATGCTGATGCAGTTCCTGTTACATAAGGGGTGAAATTACGAGTTGGACCTTGACATTGGATCCCTCCCCCATAAGTATTCGTAATGTAGGGTCCCTGTAATACCTGGATCGCCTGATTAGTGACGGAACCACTACTATTAGCAACAGGAGAAGCAGTAGCGGAGACACCACCAACAGTTTCTGCCAAAGATTGAGATGGGAGTAATCCAAGAATTATTGGGAGAAAATACTTGTAGTATCTGTTACGCTTGTAACTTCTGTCACCCTTTGGATGATCGTATGATTTTGTAAACCTGGAGAAGATAGAGTTTCTGTGAACTGAAACGCTGCTCCTGGTGTTGTTTGTGTAAATGTCGGCTTGCTGTTGACGCCTGTCCATGTCGAACTCACTCCATTTATAGTTACATTAGTTGAACCAGTCCCTGGGGAAAGGTTGCCACTGGCAGTCACACCTGATCCAGTAGCAGAATATTGATATCCTGTAGAATAATCCATCGAATTGATGGTTTCTGTAATAGTTTGTGTCGTCTCCGTGTGGCTGGTCATTGAGCCCTGGGTGAAATTTGGAACCACGGGGACTGCTCCAGCAGCGGTAGTCAACCCGTGGACCACACCAAGAACCAACCCGAGACCGATTGCTTCTTGTAATCTAGTCATCAGTCAATCACAGTGATTTCTGAGACGAATTGTCCTGTTGCCGTAGTGCCAGCTCCACCAGCAGTCACAGTAAGAGCACCAGTTGTGCCTACAGTACCTGCCAGGTTACCTGCAGTTCCAGCTGTGTAAGAAGTAAGTGATGAGAAGTTAGGTACATCACCTACAGTAGGAGCTGCAGTTGGAATTGCATCACCTTGTGTAAACGACTGACTGTAGGAGAATGCATCTCCGTTAGTTGCTTGTGTTGCTGAAATAGTACCTGGGGCAAGAAGACCAGAAGTAATTGTGCCAGAAGAAATAGTTCCAGCAGTTGTACCGTCTGTAGTATTTACGCCACTACCTGAGATTGCGTAGGAGGAACCTACTCTAGTTGCAGTAGACCTAGCAGCATCAACAGTAAGTTGCACACTGGATGCATGTTTGGTTACGAGTCCGCCAGCTTGTGCAGCACTTGCGGTCACAAATAACATTCCAAAAGCAAGAATTGCTTTTTTCATTTTTAGATAATAGATAATGTCTCTTATTATTTATCCTAAAATTTTTGTATTACAGAGAACCGAATAATTGAGATCGGTTCTCAACACCACACTTTTTTGTAAAAGTGTTATAATTAGTAATGTCGCCTTCTGGGACAGAACAACAAATCTCGCTTTCTAAGGAGAACTAAAATGGATATCACAAGATACACGTCGAAAGACATCGACAAAATTTTTGATGCTGCCAACAGATACAGTGTTGGGTTGGATGATATTTTCTACAGGTTGCATTCATATGGAATGAATAATCCTGGTGGTCAATACCCTCCATACAATATTGTAAAGGAATCAAACATCAAATGGCGCATTGAACTAGCACTTGCTGGTTGGGGTAAAGATGATTTTGAAGTAACGACAGAGAGTAATGTACTTCTAATCTCATCCAAAGTATCAAAAGATACTAGTGATACAGAATACTTGCACAGAGGTGTAGCACATAGAACCTTTGCTAGAGGATTCAATCTTTCTGATGATGTCATTGTTGACGGTGTGAAGTTTGATAATGGTTTGCTTACTATCAACCTGAGGAAGATCATCCCAGATCATCAGGCAAAGAAAGTGTATGACATTGAATAAATAAAATTGGGGCAACCCAAATATCGTCGCATAGGACCTCCCTTGACAAAGACCAAGGGGGGTCTTATAATGTTTAGAGGACTGAAGTATCTTATGGCTGTCAAACTTGCTTTACTCAAGTCGGGTGAGGAGGTTGTTTCTGATATCAAGGAAGCAAGGGACAAAGAATCCGACACACCGATCTATTACATTTTCAAAAACCCAGTGCGGGTAGAACTGATTCCTGCCCCACAGGATCCAGAACTACTGACTGAGGGAGAAGAACCTAGCAGTGATAGGAAAGAGCTATTCTTCTCTCCCTGGATTCCCCTGTCAGCAGACACCGAGATGGTCGTTGATGTTGATTGGGTAGTTACTGTGGTGGAACCACATGAACAAGTGCTCAAAAGTTACACTGAAAAGATTGGAGTCTAATGGAAACACCAGCAGTATTTTATCTCCGCTCTGGAGACTATCTTGTCGGGACGTTTGAAGAACTCGACGAAGAACCAAGGATTTATCTCAAGAATTGTTTTTGTATCAGTGATGGCACCCTTGAGAAGTTTCCAAAGTACATGGAAGACAACTCATGTTTGCTAAAGACTGACCTTATTATTACTATCGGAGAACCATCTCCTGATATTTTGAAAGCATACATCGACGCTACCGCTCCCCCCACTGAATGAAGTTTTACACAAACGTACAATTGATCGGGAACAAGTTTCTCGTTCGTGGTTATGAAGATGGAAAACGAATCAAGATTCGTGATGACTTTTCCCCATCCTTTTTTGTTCCTGCAAGAGAACGGACAAAGTATAGGACTCTGGAAGGTGAGTACGTTCAAGAGATCAAACCTGGCACCGTCAGGGATTGTAGAGACTTTGTAAAGAAGTACCAGGATGTGGAAGGGTTCCAGATCTATGGCAATGATCGTTATATCTATCAATACATCTCTGAGAAATATCCTCAGGATGAGATCAAGTTTGATATCAGCAAGATTCAACTTGTAACGATTGATATTGAGGTTGCTGCAGAGAATGGATTCCCTGATGTAGAGAGTTGTTCTGAAGAGATGACTGCAATCTCTGTTCAGGACTACAACACCAAAGAGATTGTTGTCTGGGGTGTTGGCGATTATCGTATGCACCAGGACAATGTAACTTACAATCGATGCTGGTCAGAAGAAGAACTTCTCAATCAGTTTGTTGATTGGTGGAGTCAGAACACTCCTGACGTTGTTACTGGTTGGAACTGTCAACTGTATGATATTCCATATCTTGCCCGTAGATTGACTCGTATCTTGGGTGAGAAGCGAGCAAAGTATCTTTCTCCATGGTCACTTCTGACTGAGAATGAAACATACATTCAGGGTAGGAAGTTTCTTACATATGATGTGGGTGGCATCACTGTCCTGGACTATTTGGATTTGTATAAGAAGTTCACTTATACAAATCAGGAATCTTATCGCCTGGATCATATTGCCAACGTAGAACTTGGTGCTCGTAAGATTGCTAATCCGTATGATACGTTCAAAGAGTTCTATCACAACGATTGGCAACTCTTTATTGAATACAACATCCGAGACGTTGAACTGGTTGACCGTCTTGAGGATAAGATGAAACTCATCGAACTTGCTCTCACTATGGCATATGACGCTAAAGTGAACTATAATGATGTCTTCTATCAGGTTCGGATGTGGGATACCATCATCTACAATTACCTCAAGAAGAGGAACATTGTAATTCCTCCTATTGTCCGTTCCGACAAAGACTCAAAGTATGCAGGTGCTTATGTCAAGGAACCGATTCCTGGAAAGTATGATTGGGTTGTATCTTTTGACCTCAACTCTCTTTATCCTCACCTTATTATGCAGTACAACATCTCGCCAGAGACACTACTGGACGAGAGGCACCCCACAGCCACAGTTGATAAGATACTTGGTGAGCAAATAACTTTCGAGTTGTACAAGAACTATGCAGTGTGTGCCAATGGTGCCATGTATAGAAAGGATAAGCGTGGATTCTTGCCAGAACTCATGGACAAAATGTACAGCGACCGTGTGAAGTTCAAGAAGATGATGCTTCAAGCAAAGCAAGAGAATGAGAAGAAACCATCTGTCGCATTGCAGAAGGAGATTTCCCGATGCAACAACATCCAGATGGCAAAGAAGATTCAACTCAACTCTGCTTATGGTGCCATTGGTAATCAATACTTTAGGTACTACAAGTTGGCAAATGCTGAAGCAATCACCCTATCTGGGCAGGTCTCTATCCGTTGGATTGAGAACAAGATGAATGCTTATCTAAATAAGATTTTGCAAACAGAGGAAGTTGATTATGTCATCGCATCTGACACTGACTCAATTTATCTCAATCTTGGACCTCTCGTTACTAAATTTCTTAGTGGTAAGTCTAGCGATAAAGCAGCAGTTGTTTCCCTACTTGATAAGATCTGCCAAGAGAAACTGGAACCTTTTATTGAACGTTCATATCAAGAACTTGCGAATTACGTACAAGCGTATGACCAAAAAATGCAAATGAAGCGTGAGAATATCGCTGACACTGGGATCTGGACTGCCAAGAAGCGATACATTCTCAACGTATGGAACAGTGAGGGGGTTGCATATGCTGAACCTAAACTGAAGATCATGGGACTGGAAGCAGTCAAGTCTTCAACTCCTGCTCCATGTAGACAGAAGATCAAAGACGCACTCAAGGTAATTGTAAATGGCACAGAAGACGACGTAATCAAATTTATTGCTGACTTCAGGAAAGAATTCAAAGAACTGCCCCCAGAGCAGATTGCATTTCCAAGGACAGCAAGTAATGTAGATAAGTTTTATGACAGCAGCACCTTATATAAGAAGGGTACACCTATTCACGTAAGAGGATCTTTGCTGTATAATCATCTTATCAAGCAAAACAAACTGGAGACTCGCTATCCTAAAATCAACAACGGAGAAAAGATCAAGTTCATCTACTTGAAAGTTCCCAACCCAATCATGGAGAATGTGGTCTCATTCATTGCTGATTTTCCTAAGGAGTTGGAAATCTCTAAATATGTGGATCATGATCTGCAATTCGACAAGTCATTCGTTGAACCAGTAAGAGCAATCTTGGATTCGATTGGATGGTCTGTTGAAAAGAAAGTAACCCTTGAATCATTTTTTGTATAACTAACTATGGATTTTCTAAAAGAAATTGTAAAAGAGATTGGTGATGAATACACACAACTCGCATCCGATATTGATGACTCTGAAACGTATGTGGACACAGGTAGTTACGTGTTCAACGCACTGGTTTCAGGCAGTATATTTGGTGGTGTATCTGGGAATAAGATTACTGCCATTGCTGGCGAGTCTTCTACTGGCAAGACTTTCTTCAGCCTCGCTGTCGTTAAAAATTTTCTTGATACTAATCCTGATGGGTACGTGTTATACTTTGACACGGAATCAGCTATAAATAAGAAGTTACTTGCTGAAAGAAACATTGATCTCAGCCGCTTCGTCAAGATGAATGTGGTGACCGTTGAAGAGTTTCGACAAAAAGCACTCAAAGCAGTAGACATCTACTTGAAAAAACCAGAGGACGAAAGAAAACCATGCATGTTCGTTCTGGATTCACTGGGGATGCTCTCAACTGAAAAAGAAATTACAGATGCTCTCAACGATAAGCAAGTTCGTGACATGACAAAATCACAACTTGTAAAAGGTGCCTTCCGAATGTTGACACTCAAGCTCGGACAGGCTAAAATTCCTATGATTGTTACTAACCACACCTACGATGTCATTGGTTCTTATGTCCCTACAAAGGAAATGGGAGGAGGCTCTGGTCTCAAGTATGCAGCAAGTACAATCATCTATCTCTCAAAGAAAAAGGAGAAAGATGGAACAGAAATCGTCGGAAACATTATCAAGGCTAAGACTGCTAAGTCGCGTTTGAGCAAAGAGAATAAAGAAGTTGAAATTCGTTTGTTCTACGATGAACGTGGTCTTGACAAATACTATGGACTTTTGGAACTAGGAGAAAAGTATGGATTTATCGAGCGTGTTGGTAATCGCTACCGCTTTGGTGGTGCTACTTACTATCCTAAGACTATTCTTGCTGATCCTGAGGCTTACTTTGACGACGATCTCCTACAGAAAATCGATGAAGCAGCAAAACAAGAATTCTCATACGGAGTAGAAAAGCAATGACCCATAACGATTTCATCAAAATTTATGATGATGTTATAAACAAGTCAATTTGTAATGACATCATATCAATCTTTGAAGAACATCCAGCACAACAAACGGGTGTTGACAATGATGCAAGACCTAAGTTTACCGAACTGAATTTCACATCAAATACTGAACACTTTGGTGCCAAAGCAGTTGGTATTCATTCCCTTATTCTTGAATCATTGATCGAGAAGAAGAAGGAATATTTTGATGAGATCTACAGTAAGGCAGCAGACGACACCCCACTTGTTCCTGAAACTCATGGTTGGGAACAGTTCAGAGTCAAGAGATACTTTGCTGGTGATGAGCAGTTCAAAGAGCATGTTGACGTTGGTGATGCAGTATCTGCAAAAAGGTATCTTGCATTTATTCTTTATCTGAACCAGGGGTTTGAGGGTGGACATACTGAGTTTCCCTCTAGTGGCTTGACCATTACGCCACGCACTGGTAGACTGGTGATCTTCCCCCCTCTGTGGACACATCCTCATGCAGGCAAAAAGATTACCAATCCTCCAGAAGGTAAGAAGTATATCTTGAGCACATATTTGAACTATCTTTGATGGAAAAAATTGAACTTACTATCCTCAGAAACTTTATTCATGATGAAGACTATTGTAGAAAAGTCATCCCTTTCGTAAAACCAGAATACTTCCAACTCAGGCAAGAGAGAATTGTTTTTGAGGAGATCGCTAAGTTCACTTCTAAGTTCAACAATCTTGCAACGAAAGAAATTCTTTCGATTGAGATTGAAAACAGGGATGACATCAACGACAAGGAAGCATCTGAGTGTCTACAGATCGTGTCTGCTTTGCATGACGATGATGTAGACAGCGAGTGGATCGTTGACACCACAGAAAGATGGTGTAGAGATCGTGCAATCTATCTTGCTCTCATGGAGTCTATCTCCATTGCTGATGGTAAGGATGAGAAAAAGAATCGGGATGCTATTCCTGCAATTCTTTCAGATGCACTAGCAGTTTCTTTTGATCAATCTGTTGGTCACGATTACTTCCTAGACTACGAATCACGTTACGAATACTATCACAAAAAAGAGGAGAAGATTGAATTTGATCTCGACTATTTCAACAAAATCACGAAAGGTGGTTTACCTAACAAGACTCTTAACATCGCGCTCGCTGGTACTGGTGTCGGCAAGTCTCTATTCATGTGCCATGTCGCTAGCTCCGTGTTGCTCCAAGGGAGGAACGTTCTCTACATTACAATGGAGATGGCGGAAGAAAGAATTGCTGAGAGAATTGACGCAAATCTCCTGAACGTCAATATTCAAGAGATCGCTGACCTACCTCACCAGTTGTTTGAAACTAAGGTAAATAAGATTGAGCAGAAGACTCAGGGAACTTTGATTATCAAAGAGTATCCTACTGCATCTGCACACTCTGGTCATTTCAAGGCGTTGCTAAATGAACTTGCTCTCAAAAAATCATTTAGACCTGATATTATTTTCATTGATTACCTTAATATATGTGCTTCCGAACGGTATCGCGGAAACAGCTCTGTCAATTCATATAGCTATATCAAAGCTATTGCTGAAGAGCTTAGAGGATTGGCTGTTGAAGCAAACGTCCCTGTCGTTTCTGCCACGCAGACCACTCGTACTGGTTATAGTAGCTCTGATGTTGACATTACTGACACTAGTGAGTCCTTTGGTCTCCCTGCTACTGCTGATCTTATGTTTGCCCTTATTAGTACTGAAGAGTTGGAACAGCAAGGATCCATTCTTGTGAAGCAGTTGAAGAATCGATATAATGACATCTCGATCAATAAGCGTTTCCTTGTTGGTATTGATCGTGCCAAGATGAGACTGTTTGATTGTGAGCAGTCTGCACAAGACGACTTGCTTGACAGCGGACAGGAAGTGCAGTATGATAATGAGGAATCACCGTTCAAGACCAAAACACAAAAGTACTCAGACTTTATTTACTGATGACCAAGCATATTGAATTCGCTCGCTATGAGCACTTTGTTGATGCAGTTACTAGCGATGCCTCTACAAACTTCGTTGACTTCGCTGATCGTATCGGTGAACTTGATCGCGAAGGTGCAAACATTGAACGTCTCCTGACCGCAGGAGTTGGTATCAATGCAGAGGGTGGTGAGTTCCTTGAGATTATCAAGAAAATGATTTTCCAAGGCAAACCCTGGAACGAAGATAACAAAGAGCATCTGATTATCGAACTGGGTGACATCATGTGGTATGTTGCTCAGGCATGTATGGCACTGGATGTTTCTATGGATCAAGTCCTGGAAACTAATGTCAAGAAACTGGAGAAGCGTTACCCTGATGGTGCCTTTGACATTTACTTCTCCGAAAACCGCAAAGCAGGCGACCGCTAAACTTTATTACAATTACCATGAACGTTACTATCAAATCCCCTGACGGCACTGAGACTACTTTCGACTGTGCTGATGATCAATACATCCTTGATGCTGCTGATGAAGCAGGTATCGACCTTCCCTATTCCTGTCGTGCTGGTGCTTGCTCTACTTGTGCTGGTAAACTGGTGAGTGGTTCTGTTGATCAAGGAGATCAATCTTTCTTAGATGATGATCAAATCGCAGCAGGATTTGTGCTCACCTGTGTAGCATATCCTACCTCTGATGTGGTTATCGAAAGCGAAAAAGAAGAAGAACTATATTGATCTTGAACCCTTTCTAAATACTTAGAAAGGGTTTTTTACTGAAATGGCTTTTGAACCATCAGAAGGATTGTATGCTGGATTGTCATTCGTTCCTACAGCTGATCTAGTATCAGCATCGACAGATCCTAATAAATTCAAAGAATTATATTTTGTTGCTTTGAATAATTTGAAAGGTGATAAAGTTTTGGATGCTGCAGGGAATGCAACAAAAAACGGCATGATCAAAATTATTGATTTGAATACTTCATCAAAGAAACCAGTAGATATCTATGGTGATCTTGCTGCATCCATATCTGCTGTTCTTGGGACTAGGAGAAAACTTAGGAAAGATCAGATACCTTCAAAGGTATATCTTACAGGAAACAAGTGGCATCCAGATGTAGAACCTTTCAAAGTAAATGCATTTGGTATGTCAGATTATAATTCTTCTGATGTAATTTTGAAATTGAATGGAAATGATTTTGTTGGAATCTCTTTGAAGAAAAAACCAAAAGCAAATTCGGACAGTCCAACACTAATCAACAATGCTTTCTCTGCTTACATTGAAGGACCTCAATTCAAAGAAACCAGAGATAAGTTGAATGCACATAGAATCAAGTTCTTTGCAGGTGTAATCAAAGAAGCATGTCAATCAGGAGGTCCTCTATATTTGTTTGCACAAACGACTGGATCTAAAAAAATTGAAAATCTGAATCCCAACAATCTTTCAGATGCAAAAGCATTGTGGGACATGAGAGTTCTGAGATCTAAAGGTGGGGGAAAGGTTCAAAAAATTCCTCTAATCAATTTGAAATCTGTCAATGACTTGGACTCTAGAGATGGTCTCATCAAATCAACTGGTGCAGATCAATCTCAAATAACTTTTAGAGACTTTGTAAATAAAAAGTTGCAAAGCACTGGAAACAAAGTCAATCCTTTGTATCAAGGTTTTCTTGATATTATGAATCAACCAGATGTGAAGGATAAACTTGCTAACGTCTTATTGACGAGGGTATTGAAAACTGGACTGATGGACACTCTCAATACTTGGAACAAATATGAGTTTGGATTTTATTTGACAGAAGGTGTTGGAACAGTAGATAAAAATTTGAATCCAAATGTTTCATCAGCAAATGTTTTGGATGTTCATAGCATTATGATTGCTATGGCAAAACTTTCAAAGAAAGAAACCAAAATGATTCTGGATGAACGTAAAACCTTTTCAAAGAATGCAGCAAAAGTATTCTTTACATTATATAAAGGGGACGTTCCAATCCTTGAAATTCAACTAAGATACAAAGGAGACTTCGCAGCATTCCCACAGTTCTTTGCTGGCATTACTCCTGAGTTCAAGAAGATGATCAAGGAAGGAGATACTGGCATATAAATGCATACTAAATAACTACATATAGTGTTTTTTCTGCATCAAATACTACCTAGGTTATGAAGACGCTCAAGTTTTTCTTAGAATCGCTGGCATCCGATCAGGCAAAACGCATGGGTCTGACGGGGGATGGTCACGGAGACTGGTACGATCCAAAAAGTGGTGCCCTGGTTGCTAAGACAGTCAAGGGCAGACTGAAGATATTTCAGGGTAGACAATCCAAAGGTGAAGAACCACCAGCACAACAACAAACGCAACAACCACCAGAAGAGGACCAACCAAAAAAGGGAGAGGGGAATGAGACTCTGACCATTGGATTTGGTAGGTTCAACCCACCTACAGTTGGGCATGAAAAACTTCTGAACTCGATTGCAACTACTGCAGAGGGTGGAGACTATAGAATTTATCCTTCACATTCTCAGGATGCGAAGAAAAATCCTCTAGACTCTGCGACCAAAGTAGAATACATGCAGAAAATGTTCCCAGATCATGCCAATAATATTGTGCATGATACCCAGATGAGAACAATCTTTGATGTACTCAAGTCTGCTCATTCGGAGGGATATGCAAATGTCACTATTGTTGTCGGTGCTGATAGACTCAAAGAGTTCGAGAATCTATCGCAAAAATATAACGGAAAACTCTATAATTTTGATAACATCAACATTGTCTCAGCGGGAGAACGGGACCCTGACTCTGAAGGCGTCGAGGGTATGTCTGCTTCCAAACTACGAAAGGCTGCTACAGAAGGAGATTATCAAACGTTTCGGAAAGGATTACCAAAACCACTAGACGATGATAGTGCAGACAAACTGTACAATACTATTCGTAGTCAGATGGGAATTGATGAAGACTTCTCTGAGTTCGGTAAACCTAGACTGTGGGAGATTGCTCCTAAGTTAGATCCAGAAGGACTCAGAGAAGCATACCTTTCCAAGCGTCTCTTCAATGTTGGTAGTTATGTAGAGAATGACAATACTGGTTTGATTGGAAAGATTATCCGTGCAGGAACTAATTACATCATTGCTCTCACTGAGGGTGGCGAGATGTTCAAGTCATGGATCAGAGATGTAAGACAAATAAAACGATAAATATAATTATAAGAAACTGCAATTTCTCCCTATAAGTAATGGATTATCAAGTAGATTTCACGAAAGCATACAAAGACCTGTACGAAGGCATCGCCGCTAAAGGTGGTGTTATGGGCAAAGGTAAGGATGACGAAGAGAAGAAACCTGCCGCAAAACCTGATGCAAAAGCAAAGGGTGGTGACAAGAAAGATGGTGAAGGTGACGAGTCTGCTGTAAAGCAAGCAGTCTATGACATTCGTTACAGAGCAAAGAGGGAAGGTGTTCCTGTTGCTCAAGCGATGACTGATTACCTCAAGCACTCAGCATCTCTTGGTCCTAAGGCAAGAGCAGAACTGAAGAAAAAACTCCTGGGTGAAGAGAACGTAGAGGAAGCGTACACTGTTACTGCTGCTGACAAGAAGGGTAACACCAAAGCATACCAGAACTACAAAGCAGGTATGAAAGGTAAAGATGGCAAACCTCTTTACAAAGCTGCTGATCACATGAAGGAAGTTTACAAGGGTAAGCACGGTCAGTCTGAGAAAGAGTATCAGGATGGTCGCTCTGATGCAGGTAAGATGATCTCTGGTGATTCTAAAACCAGTGGTGCTGCATACTCTGCCCGTGGTGTCAAAAACACTGGACCTAATCCTGCAGGTGGATCTAAGAAACCTCAGGCACAAGGTCGCATGGGTGCAAAGGACAGAGAATACCCGAAGTATCGTAAGGCAAATCTGAAAGCAAAGAAAGAAGAGTATACTCTGGGAGAACTCAAGGCAATTCTTGAGGATGATTCTTTGGCACATCTCCATGCAGATGTATTTGATCTGGTAGAATCATTCTTGATTGGTGAGGAAGTAATTGAGGAAGCATCCTCAAAAAAGTCTCAGAAGGGTGAAACTCTTTACAAGGTTCGTGTCGTAAACAACGATGATCGTGCAGAGGTTCGCTATGCATCCAGAGCAAAGATCTCACAACTCCGTGCAAACGACAACATCAAGTCTGTAGAAATCACTGGTCACGGTGATGCATACAATGAGAAACCCAAGAAGGGTGGAGAGAAGAAACTCGATCCAGTTGGCAAGGAAGATGGTGATGTAGATAACGATGGCGATCAGGATTCTTCAGATAAGTATCTGATGAAGCGTCGTAAGGCAATCGGCAAAGCGATGGCAAAGGAGGAATCTGAGGTTGATGAGTGCTGGAAGACTCACAAGAAAGTGGGTATGAAAATGAAGGGTGGTAAACTCGTCAACGATTGCCGTCCTAAGAATGAAGAGGTAGAAGTGGTTGATGAAAACCGCGCTGCTGCTCGCTCTGCTGGTGGTTATAAGGATGACTCTAAGAAGCAACCTGATCCTTCCAAGAAAGGTTTCACTGGTATCGGTAACATGAGTATCGATCAGATCCGTAAGATGTCTGCTCGCATCGAGAAGGAGAAGTCCGCAAAAAAGTAGTCAAGGAGGGTGACTATACTGATGCAGAAAAAATGCTGCATCAGAAAAACAAGGAAGCCCTCCAAGACAAGCAACTGAAGGACAAGAATAGAGCAGTTGCCAAGAGAGAGAATGAGCGTGAGATGCTTCGTAAGAAGCAACAGAATATGCAGGTGAATTCTCATGAACCAGAAGGTGAGATGGTGGAAGCAACTTACCCTTCAGACTTTAGAAACCCTGATGGTTCTAGGAGAGCTGTTGCTAAGAAAAAGACTGGTAGACCTAATGCACAAGGTCCCGAAAGTGGTAGGAAAGAAATTGATGAGGCAGGATCTCCTGCTGATGCTAACAAAGAGAAGATGCTTCAGAAGAAACAACTGATGCTCAACAGGCAGAAGTTGCAACTTCAAACCAAAGCAGTCAACTCTGGACAGAAGACTGATATGTCTATGAGAAAAGAGTCTCTTACACTTTCTAATTTTCTTGAGGGTAAATCTAAAAAGAAAAAGAACCCTGATGTAGAGATTATGCCTGAAGTTGATGCAGCAAAGGGTGTAAAGGAATCTGCTGACTGTCCTGTATGTGGATGTGATCCATGTCAGTGTCTGGAAGGTACGATTGCTGAGCGTACACGTTACGCTAAGGAGACTGGTAAAGACTTCAAGACTGGTAATCCATCTGAGAAAGGTGGTAAAGAACCATCACCAGCATTGAAGAGTGTCAAAGACTATATGAGAAAAACTGGTGGAGCAATGTCTTCCCGTGGAAAAGCAATTGCTATCCGTGGTAAGAAAAAGGACAAGGGCGCTAAACCCAAGTTCAAGACTGCACCTACTCCAGTCGATAAGATCAAAGGTAAACTGGCAAAGAAGAGAGCACCTAAACCACCAATTGGATCTAGGTTCGATTGATGCTATATAGATTAGGACTATCTCTAGTAACTAATCATGTTGGCATTTCTTCTTCCACTGGCATCTAAAATCATCGCTGATGCCGTCGCTAAGATTCCTGATAACGAGGAACTGGGCGAAAAACTGATTGAGATCTGCATCGTCATTCTGAAGAAGGCAGTTACTCTGACCAAAACTGATATGGATGACAAACTTCTTGCTGTTGTTGAACAAGCAATCAACAAGAGAGCAGAGGCTTGATCAAAAGGAGACTTCGGTCTCCTTTTTTTATAAATATATAAAGAATAACTGTATTTTTCTTTTAGGAGACCAATGGCAATTCTCGGAAAATTTGATGCCAAGGCAATGGGCACTGATGTTGGTGTAACCAACGGTGATGCCACTGTTACGACAGCTGGCGACTTTACTGATGCTTCTGATAATAAAATTGATGCTGGTGACATTATTGAACTGAGTGGCGTAGCATATCTGGTAAAGGAAGTAACAAGTGCAACCGCTCTGGAACTTCACACAACTTATGCAGGTTCGACTGCTACAGTCGCTGCAGCAAACGCTGTTCGCAGAACTGCACCTAAGGCAGTTGCAGATTTCGTCGTCAAGGGTGGCGACACTGTATCTCGCCAACTGGTATTTGCTGACTCAACAGAAGCAGGTCTGAATGAGAACCGTTCACGCGGTATCTGGGGTCCTGGTTGGTGGCTCTATCACACATACACTGATGTTTCAGGTAGCACCCGTCACAAGGCAGAGTGCTTGGCACCTCTGACTGTCACTGCTGCTGTTGCTGGTGACGACGCAGATGATACCATCGTCGCAGATGTTGCATCCGCAGTTGTTATCGATACTCAACCAGCAGCTGCAACTTCAGCATCTGGTGCTGCAACATTCACCGTTGCTACCTCTACAACTGGAACACCTGGAACACTTACCTTCAAGTGGCAGCGTCAAACTGCTAATGCAACCACACGTTGGGTTGACATTACTGCTTCTCTTGACACTGGTGTTACCTATGCAGACTTTACTACTGCAACCCTTGCACTGAGTGGTCTTGCAGCAGATGGACTTGATGGTTATAAGTATCGCGTCAAGATTACATCTACTGGCGGTACAGAAGAAGTAATTTCTGACGGTGCAGCAACCATCACCTTTGGCACCTGATAATGACAAATGATATTTGATGAATTGAATGAAGACAACTTCGCCTTCTTCGCCATTCAAAATTATAACAATCCCCACGCTTCAACTAAAGATGACTTTACTGAGGATCTGAAAAGATTCAAGTATGTTCAAAGGCATCTAAAGAAGTATGATGAGTGTGGGGAAATCAAAGTACATTTGCTTATCAATCATATAATTGTTTTGTATAATGTTTTTGGTGAAGCAACAACACCAATGCTTTTCTATAAATCGAAGAGAGAATATTGGTCTGCAATCAAAACTATTCTGATTTATATTTCCAGATATCCATCAGTACAGAGTGACAGTCTAAAGAAAATACAGATAGATTACAGTCTCTATAAAAAATTACAGGAACTATGAACCGCGATCTTATTGACAGAATTATCGATAGGGTTCGTCAAGATCTTTATAATGAGATTATGACGAACGAAGAAGAAGGTGGCGGTCCTACAAATGTAATTGGAGATGGAGAGGGGGCAGTAAAACTTCGCCCCACTCTCATGAAGTTTGATGGTAGAACTAAAGGTGTAAAGTCTTTCATGAAAAGACTTTCAAAGGACAGAGAAAAGAGAGCAGAAAGAAAACTGCTGAAAAAATATCCCCATCTAAAATAGAACAATGGCGTTCGGTCTGAACAAGTTAGCAGTCTTAGAAAGTAAACTGGATATCTATGAAGACTTGTCCAAGGAAATGTTGGACAAGTTAGAACGTGCTGTCACGACTATTTCTGAGAATAGTAATAGAGTATCAGTTATTCTTGAACGCCATGAAAGTCGCTTGGATGAAGCGACTAGATCAGATCAGTTGATCATCAAGATGATCGAAGAGATGAAAACGCAAGAGGAAAAGAATCATCAGATCTTGCATGATAGAATTGATAGAATTCAAAAGAAAGTAGACTCTAACCAGAAGTTTGTCATTGGTGCAGGTGCCGTCCTGGCAACTCTTGTGGCAGTTGCACAAGTGATCTCCCCCATGCTCAGACCATTGACACCATCGACAAATGTTGGTATGATGGGCGGAGAGACATCTTACGTGAATGGGACTTATAGAGTCTAAGTATATTATGTTGATGTCCAGTCGTCTGGGCAGGTTTTCAAAGAAAAAAGATAATCTATATAACTTTCGTTGTCCATACTGTGGAGACTCTGAGAGGCACAAGAACAAGGCAAGAGGATACTTGTTCGGGTTCAAGAGTACTTACACGTACAAATGTCACAATTGTGGTATCAGCAAATCGTTCAAGAACTTCCTGAAAGATTTTGATCAGGGTCTGTACGATGAGTTTGTCATGGAAAAATATAAGCAGGGATTCACTGGCAAAGGAACCTATACTGAAGATCCTAAGTTTGATTTCAAGAAACCTGTCTTCAAAGACAGAGGAATTGTATCCGACCTTACAAGTGTCTCATCGCTAAATAGTACGCATGAGGCGAGAGCATACCTTGAACAAAGACACATTCCTGATGACAAACTCTCTCGTTTTTACTACTGCCCTAACTTCAAAGAGTGGACTAACTCCATTCAACATACTTTCGATTCGATCTCTTACGAAGAATCCAGAATAATCATCCCTCTTTATAATAAAGAAGGTGCCTGTTTTGGATTTCAGGGGAGGTCTTTGTCGTCTGAAGCTAAACTCAAATACATCACCATCATTCTTGATGAATCGATTCCTAAGGTATATGGATTGGACACTGTAGATGAAACTAAAACGATTTACATTACCGAAGGTCCAATCGATTCAATCTTCGTGGAAAATAGCGTTGCCATGTGTGGTGCTGATGTTGATATTAGCTCGTTTGGTTGGGGCGATTGTGTTTATGTTTATGATAACGAACCACGTAATAGAGAAATTGTCAATAGAATCTCAAGAACCATCGACAGAGGAGATAAGGTAGTCATATGGCCAACCAACGTCAAGGAGAAGGATATCAATGACATGACAATAGCTGGACACCATGTGAACGATCTGCTAGAATCTAGTACTTATCAAGGTCTACAAGCAAAACTAAAATTTACTGATTGGAAAAAAGTATGAGCAACGGTATCAAAGTAAAGAAGAGAGACGGTTCGATTGAACCAATTGATCTTGACAAAATGCATGTGATGGTAGAAGCAGCATGTGAAGGACTCGCAGGAGTCTCTGCTTCCCAGGTCGAAATGAAATCTGGAATTCAATTCTATGATGGCATCACTACAGGAGAAATTCAGGAGATCCTGATTCGTGCTGCTTCTGATCTGATTGATCTGGAACATCCTAATTATCAATTCGTCGCTGCAAGACTTCTTTTATTCTCTCTCAGGAAGTCTGTGTATGGGACAAAGGAACATCCAACACTGGAAGGACAAATCCTTGCTGCTGTTGCTCAAAAAGTATATGATCATAGTATCTTCGATAAGTATTCCCTTGAGGAGATTCACAAGGTAGATACCTACATCGATCACGATCGTGACTTATTGTTTACATATGCTGGTTTGCGTCAAGTTGTAGATAAATATTTGGTGCAGGACAGAAGTAATGGGCAGGTGTATGAGACACCTCAGTTCATGTATATCATGATTGCCCTGACTATGTTTGCAGAATATCCTAAGGAGACCCGTCTCTCATATGTCAAACGATACTACGACGCAATCTCAAAGCACAAAATCAACATTCCCACACCTATCATGGCAGGAGTGCGAACTCCACTTCGACAATTTGCTAGCTGTGTTCTTGTTGATGTTGATGACACCCTCGATAG